ATTATACTGTTCTACATCATGATTATTATAATCATAATCTGTATCATCATAGTAAATTTTCTTAAACAAAGTATATGTATTTACTATTCGTTCAAGCTCTCTTGTTCCTGTATCAAAAATATGGAAACCTTTTGGGTCTTCAAAATCATTCCAGAATAATTCGTATGGTGTACCAAGATAAAAGATTTGCCCGTCATCTGATTTATGATGAAAGTGGCCACTGAATACAGTTTCAAATCTACTAAAGAGATTCTTTTCATACCTACCTTCTGCTGGTTGACCTTTATACATATCAAAACCATTAACCTCAAGATGCCCCATGACAATATCTGCATTTGCAGTTTCTAATGCCTCCATAGAAACCTCATAGTTATTAGAGTTTATCCACGGTATAAAGAGAATAGGCGTATCATCAAACTTTACAACCTCTGGGCCTGTATAGATTTTAAATCTATCAGAACCAACAAGCTCTTCCATAGAATTTATCTCATTGGTATTTTTATAATAAGTATCGTGATTACCAATTATAATATGAAGATCAATATTCATTTCTTTAAAACGATTAATAAACCTCTCACGAAAATCATTCGCAATTCTATAGCTAATATATTTACGTCTATCTACAACATCACCCATATGGATACACGTTGTAATTCCTCGTTCTTTTAATGTTGGGAAAAATATATTGTCATAAAATTTGAAAAAGTATTCATTGAAATTTAGATTATCGTTTCTTGCTCCGAAATGTGTATCGGTAATTATTGCTAACTTCAAGTATCTGTCTCCATAAACTTCTCTAAACCTTTTGCTGGTTTAGTCTCTTTCTTTTTAGGTTTATATACGTCCTCATCTGGTAACATTATTGTAGGATCAAAGCCACGTATGAAATATGAGGTATCATCACCTTCCATTGTAGTCCAAGATTCATAATTTACCTTTTCAATTATTTTATTTCTTACATGAGATTGTTTTTTCTCTTTTTGTATTCTCCTCAAAAACGCATAATAAATTATTTGTGTAAAATATGCAAATGGATTTTTTGATTTTTCTGAATTGAAGTTTTTGACATACTGAAGACAATTTTCAATACCATCTGAGATCATTTCTTCACGATAAGTATAATTAATAAAATTTGGTCTATAAGATAGATGTGTAGCTATTTTAAGAAAACACTCGCCAATATAGTTTGTTACAGGTGGAATGTTTTCTTCATCTGGCCATGTTTCACGCCAATCTATCATTGCTTCTAAAAACTTCTTATTATCTACATAATGAGGTTTTTGTTTTTTGTTCTTTTTCATAAGATACTCCCAATATAATTATTTACTATACCATATAGTAGGTAGTTTGTCAAGTACCAAAAGGGACTTGACAAATATAATTTTATGTGTATAATAGGTTATGTAGAACCATTAATGAATAGATTTACTAGGTGTATCAGTTTCTTCTAAAAGTTCATCATATATTTCATCATTAGTATAATTTTCCAATTCTTTTCGTTTTTCCTTAACCATTTCTTTAGTATCTTGTTCTATTCTTTTGAGTACATACTCATAATATTTAGCTAAGCCAGGAGAAGCTTCAGCTGAAGTTACAACTGATGTAGCAGGAATAGAAAAATATTTTTGTTCTGTATATGGTTGTACCCAACGAGATAAACTTAAACCTTCATGCACTTCATTTAAATGTTTTTCTTTAGTATGAATCATTAATAGGGGATTTTGAATTTCAAAAACTCGTTGAGGTAATTCAGCCTTTACATCATATTGTTCAAAATCCACTTCACAGATAATATCTTCTCCGTTAGATAATTTTAGAACCGTATATGAAATATTATTCATTTTAGTTTTACCTTACTTATTTCGTAATTAAATTGTTCTTCAGCATAAATATTTAGACGTTCCGTAAAATGATTTAGTGTAAAGTTTCTTCTTTCTTTATAGCTAATATCATCTGCAATATCAAACACTAAAATGGAATCTTTAGTTGATGATGTACGCAAACCTCTACCAATGGACTGCAAGACTCGTATTTTTGATTTAGATGGACTTGCGAGCACGATGTTGTTAATGTTACGAATATTAATACCAGTACTAAAAGTACCATAACTCGCAATTGTCGTTGAATTAGTATGGCCTTCAACCAACCCCCTAATTTTTTCCCTATGATCTGTATCTGTTCCACCATATACAAAATAAACATTTTCTTTCTCCTTCATTCCATCATATAAAATTTTACCATGTTTTTCTACTAACTGGAAAAGACATAAAGTGTTACCAGAAATAGTATTACAAAGCTCCAGAATAAAATTATTTCTGGATGTATTCGACACAAGATAATTAATTTCTTCAGCATAATCCATCCTTTCTCTTATAGGTGGATGTTTTAATACTATACATTTTATTTTCAAATTAGCTAATGTTTTTTTATCTATAAGTTCTTTTGTGCTAACAACTTTTTCAACTATACCAAATAGTCCTTCTAGTACTAGTTGATGTGTCTGTGACCCGTCTAGCGTCCCTGTAAGACCGAATCTATACTTACATTGGTGCAACTTAGTCATAATGCTAGTAAGTGATTTTGCCTTAAACATATGGGCCTCATCACCTATTACACAACCAAACTGTTCAAAATATTTTCTTGGCATTTTATAGATAGACTGCCAAGTAGATATCACAACATCCTTAGTTACTTTTTTATCATGTCCCTGATATATTTTTTGACAATATGTACCAGGCGACCAACCATAATCTTGAAAATCACTATACATCTGTTCGACAAGAGATGTAGTAGGCACAAGAATTAATGTCTTGTGTTCTGCCATCTGATAATATCGAACTAGTGCATATATTATTAAAGACTTACCACTAGCAGTAGGACTAACAAGAAGAGCCCGATTTCTAGAAATGGCATGGTGAACAGCTTGTATTTGATAATCTCGTACTTTGATAGATTTTCCTTTATTTTTTGGTTTGAGACTTTTGATGTAGCCTCTAACAACCGTACCCATAACATTCCGCTCATCTTCTACTCCTTCCTCTATAGTATATTTAACATTATTGTTCTTGCAAAACTCTTTAATATATGATAATAATCCAAAATAAATTTCACCAGTTGCAGGAGAAAATAAACGTATTTTCCCATCCCAAACACGATTACGAAATATAGGCATAAACTTTGCGCCTGGCACTTCAAATGTAAAAAAATCTGTTAACTCTTGATTCTCTGAAGATGTTAAATCAGATAGCGTTAGATATACTTCGTTCTTTTTAGATATAAGCATTTTGTAAAGTTTTTGGTTCGCCGTAATAACCTTTAATTAATATATTCCAAGAAATACTAATTCTTTCACCATTACTTGTTTTTACCCAATGTTGCAACCATGATGGAAATATAAGACCAGTATTTTCTGTAGGATCAAATGAAACCATAGTTGAATTTTCCCAATTGTTTGCTTTTCTACGAGGAACTATAATACTAGCTTGTGGTCTAGGATCAAAAAAATGTATAGGAGCAGAAGCTGTATCAGTTTTTAAATAAAATACACCAGATAGAAAATTGTTTGAATGATTGTGGGGAGGATGATTACCACCCGAACTTATAATATTTCCCCACATATTAGTTATTATTATATTTTCATATTCATAATCAAGATCATTCAATATATTTTTATTTAATTCAACAATTTTGTTTTTTAAATACTTAAAGTATGACATTTTATGTAAATCATCATTTGTTTGACTTAATAAATCAACATCCTTAAAAGTTTGAATATATTTTGTCATTTGTATTTTATCATGAATTGGAATATCTAAATTAAATTCATGAATTAGTGTTGGAAAACACTTATAAGTTTTTACATCAACCATGCTACTACACTCCACCTAATTCCATCAATAACTTTTTTTGCTTGATGAGGATACATAAAATTAGAAGGAAATATTATTGCTGAACCTTTGTTTGGTTTTATTTCTTTTCCAGCAACAACAAATTCTCCACCCTCATAATCATCATTTAAATATAGTAAAGCAGATACGTGAGGATATCCCCACTTTTGACCATGGCTATGATGAATATTGTCTATGTGTTCCGACATAAATCCACCACTACCATATCTGTTGATTCTAAAATCACTAGTATGCTCACACAGAAAACGAGGAAACTCATACTCATATTTTCTAACAGCTGTTGCAAAACAATCCTTTAATGGATTATAAAAATTATTATCTTTTTTAATCCAAACATCATCCATTATAACACGATTTTTTGAATTTTCTGCTTCACCATGATGGCTTGAAAAAGAAGAAGATTTAAAATCATGTTGTGCTAACATTAAAGCATCACAAAGATTGTTGTTTACAATATTTTCATAGATTTTAATATAATCTTGCACATTCATTTATATCATTCCTGCTTCAAATTGTTTCCATGATATGGCGTGTTTAATATCCCAACCACGATTGTCTATAGATTTAATTACACCATCTATAAATTTTATAGTTGTTTCCAGATATGCAATTTTATTAGATAATTCTATAATGTCATCATCAGAGGAAATGTAAATTTGAAGATCGGTTTTTAAAACTTTTAAATTAAAAGGTTTTGATACATAGATTTTCACATCAGATTTACCACCATAGTATTCCCATTTTTCACGGTACAATACTTGATAGTCACCTTTACTTCTTGCAAGTAAAAGTTCAAACCTTGATTTATAATCTAACCACTTGGCTTTTATTTCTTGATTATAAAATGATTCTTGATCTATGTTTTCTACATTGGTTATTGGAAGGTCTTTATAGGATTCTTTTTTCAATTCTTCTAATGTCATAATATACTTTCTTCAAATGTGTGAGCAGAGTTTGATTGCTCTTTCTTTATTTAAATTGACCCTAGTGAGGCTTGCCGAGATATCACTAGAATTTAAGTCTAAGATTTGATACTTGTATAAGGTATATCAAATCTCTGCTCATTTTTATTTATACTAACCAATTGATTCAAATTGCTTCAATTTCATAAATTTGATAAGCAAAATCAACAGATGCTGTAATATATTCAACATCTGTTGCTCCTTGATTATAATCTAATGCAGTCATTGCAATAGGATACAAATCTTTAAAAAGAACATTAACAATAGGATTATTTTTATTTGATAGAATTGTTAGTGTTGCATCTGAAAATAATGCATTATTTGAAGATGGTGTTTTGACATCACCAATATCACTACTTGTAGATGCTGAGCTTCTAGCATCTATAGGAGTATTAGATGTATTTGTTTTAAAGTTACTAAATTGTGTTCTATTTTTAGGAAAACCAATTGCAGTCATCCATTCATGAATACTTAAATAATTTTCTAAATATTCATCAACAATAAAACCTACAGATAAGTTATCATAAGTAAGTTGATCCCCCATCATAGGAATAGATTTGAATGGTGTTGGTATTACAACATCAGATAATGCAATTGCTGGTATTGTTGCAGATACAGCAAAAAACTCAACCTTTGGAAGTTGATGTATACCAAATCTAAATTGAGTTGGACTTGCATAATCCAATTTATCTGGTTGTCTTGATATGGGAGATGTTGTAGCCATACTATTATTTATAACACTCTACCAGAACCAAGGAAGTTTAGCTTTACTGTTAACAGCTATAGTCCAATACATAACAATTACTCCAACTATAATCCCTATAATTTTACCACCCTCTACTAAAACTTTACCCCAAAATAGATCAGATTCTATTGCTTTTCTTTTTGCTTCTGCAATTGCTTTTTTTCTTGCTTCTTTAGCTTCTTCAATACGTTTCTTTCTTAATTCTAAAATTTCATTCCAAGTGCCAGCACCAAAGCGTTTATTCAACATATTGCTCATAGCTTTTATTTGTTCTTCTATTTGCTTCTGCTCAATAACTTCAGCAGTAACATCGGACATAGAAGTACCTATTTCTTCCTCATCATCTTTAAACTTACCCGATAAATAAATATTCCATTCTTTATTACCTTTTTTTGCTTGTTTTTTCTTTACCTGTTCATGACCTTTAAATAGATCGTCAAGATGATGGGAAATTTCATTGACATCTTTTGCAGTATCAATCATGCTTTTAACGCCACTAACAGCGGACTTAACTAAAGCTATTCCTGCTAGTATTTCTACTACCATATAATTTCCCCTTTAAAGTATTATTGTCAATAATATAAAAAGGGAATAAATTTATTCTCCTTTGAACTATTTATAAAAAAAGAGGGGAGCAATGCCCCCCTCTAAGTTTAAAGTAAAGTTTCTTATTGAAACTAATCTTACATCAAGTTATTGACCTTAACACGCCTGTAGTAAGAGTTCGTGTTAGCATCCAAAGATGCATCAGAGTTAAGACCAGCAGCTGGGAAACCAGCAGAAGCTGCACCAGCAGCTGCAAATGGGTTAGCAGCCATTCCGTAACGAGTTTTAAATCCGATTTTTGGTTGGAATGTATTCTCACCAACCGCACGAACCATCTGTAATGGAACATATGGGCAGTAGAAGAAACCAGCATCGTAAGGTGAAGAACCTTTATAACCAGCAACATAGTACTGAGAAGCAGCTACGTTGGCAGAATAAGGATCAACATATACTTTAAAGCGACCATTCATCACACCAGCAAATGTGGTAGATGTATCGTCAACATTAAGGTTGTTGTTAAGAGCGGGTGTGTAATCAAGAACACCAGCCATTTGTAGAGCAGACGCAACATCGGCAGAACAAATAATGATGTTACCTTTACCACGACGAGTCTGTTGACCAATCGCATTAGCATCTCGTTCGATCTGGAACATCAGACCTTTAAACTTTTCAACACTCCAACGTCCGTTAGAGTCTGTATCAAGGTCAAAAGTACCAGCAGTTGTCGTATTTGCCTGAGCACCAGCAACAGCTGTGATGTACAAGTCACGAACAACTTCACGATTGATTTCTGCCAAAATTTCCGTAGAAAGAATGTTAGCAAGTTCTGTTTCGGCATCCAGACCATGAATTGCTTTAAGGTCTTGAGCCAATTCCATCGTGTACTCAGCTTTAAGGGCACGTGAAACAGCAGTAACTGTTGTCTTCTCAATACTGAAAGCCATTTCTGCAAAAGCATTACCAGTTGCATCACCCAATGCTTCACCCTGAGCAGTAGTCATACCTGTAGGAGCAAGATATGTTCCAACAGGACTATCGTTCAGAAGTTTAGGGTTAGTACCTGTGTTGGCTGAAGATGTTAAGTCACCAGCAGCATCATCGTTTGAATGACCTGTAACTTCGTCAACCAAAGCTTCAGCACCGTCAGACGATGCATACTTGGCACGCATTGCGAAAATCAAACCCGTTGGGCCTGTCATCGGTTGAACGCCACATACGTCATAAGCAATAAGATTAGGCATTGCCCGTCGAACTAGAGAGATCAAAATTGGATCCCAATTAGAAACCTGTCCAGCCGTACTATTGGTAGGAGCAGCTTCTGAAAGAAAATTTGAATCTTCCCTCATAGCTTTTTCTTGGTTTTCCAAGATGAGAGTAGTAACCGCCCGCTTATAAGAATCCTCAATCTTATTAAGATCAGGGTGTTCTAGGA